ATCAAGAGTTAGATACTTAGCTAAGGGATTAGATTGTAAGTATATTATAATTGACCACGTTAGTATTATAGTATCAGACCAAAGTCATGGAGATGAACGAAGAGCATTAGATGAGATTATGACTAGACTTAGAACACTTGTACAAGAGACAGGCGTTGCTATGATAGTTGTATCACACCTAAGAAGACCTGAGGGAAAAGGACACGAAGAGGGTGCTGCGACATCTCTATCACAATTAAGAGGCTCAGCAAGTATAGGACAATTATCTGATATGGTAATTGGTTTAGAGAGAGATGCTCAGAATGATGACCCTGATATTAGAAATACAACAAGAGTAAGAGTATTGAAGAATAGATTTGCAGGATTAACTGGTCCATGTTGTGACTTACGTTATGATGCTGATACAGGTAGGCTGAAAGAGGTTGAAGTAGATGAAATTTGATAAAGTAGTTTTTGATATAGAGACTACAATCAATGCAGATAAAATTTGGTGTATCATCTGTAAACATGATAAGACTTATTATCAATTTACAGATGGTAAAAACTTACATAGGTTTGAAGACTTTGCTAAACAGACTAAAGAATTTATTGGACATAATATAATAGGCTTTGATGTACCAGTAGTTAATAAGTTATTTGGTAAAGATTTATTTGCTAATTGTAAGATTACAGATACATTAGTTTTATCAAGATTGTTAAACCCAGTAATAGATGGTGGACACTCTCTTAAAAATTGGGGTACTAAACTAGGTCAAGCTAAGATAGAGTTTGAACAGTTTGATTATCTATCAGATGATATGTTAAAGTATTGTAGAAATGATGTTGAATTAACTGAAAGACTTTATAAATTCTTAATAAGAAAAGTTGTAGATTTTGGAGAGTCAGTACAATTAGAACATGATGTTGCTAAAATAATACAGGCTCAACACGATAAAGGATTTAAGTTAGATATAGTAAATGCTTATGGACTACAAGCTAAGTTCCAAGAAGATATGAATGACTTAACAACACAAGTTAGAAAAACTTTCCCACCATTAAAGATAGAAGAAGAGTTTATTCCCAAAGCAAATAATAAAGCAAGAGGTTACGTTAAAGGTGTACCTTTTACTAAAGTAAAATATAAAGAATTTAATTTAGGTTCAAGACAACAGATAGCAGAAAGATTAGTTATGCTTGGTTGGAAACCTAAAAAGAAAACAGACAAAGGACATATTATTGTAGATGAAAAAGTTTTATCTGAAATAAAAAATATTCCTGAGGCTAAATTAATTAACAGGTTTCTAATGCTTCAAAAAAGAATCGCCCAAGTTTCCTCCTGGATTGAAGCAGTTAGAGAAGACGGAAGAGTACATGGCAAAGTAATTACCAATGGTACAATTACAGGTAGGATGAGTCATCAATCGCCCAATATGGCTCAAGTACCTGCTGTGTACTCTCCTTATGGAAAAGAATGTAGGGGGTTATGGACAATAGATAAGGGCTATAAATTAGTAGGAGTAGATGCATCAGGCTTAGAGTTAAGGATGTTGGCTCACTACATGAACGATAAGGATTATATAAATGAAGTCATTAATGGAGATATACACACATCAAATCAAATTGCTGCTGGTTTGGAATCAAGAGATGAGGCTAAAACTTTCATCTATGCTTTCATATATGGGGCAGGGAATAGAAAAATCGGCTCTATCATTGGAGGCTCGGAAAGAGATGGAGAAAGAATTAAAGAAAAATTTCTTAGAGCAACACCAAGTCTTAGACGCTTACGAGAAAAAGTGGAAAGAGTGGCTCAACGTAGATGGGTCAGAGGAATTGACCAAAGAAAAATAATTATAAGACATCCTCACGCAGCTTTAAATACTTTATTGCAGGGTGCAGGTGCTTGTGTTATGAAAAAAGCGTTGACATTGCTAGAAGAATATGTTATAACTAAACGAATCAGAGCCTTCCCAGTTGTGAATGTGCATGATGAATTTCAATATGAAGTTCAAGCAGATAGAGCAGACGAGTTTGGAAGACTTGCAGTACAATCAATAAGAGATGCAGGAGATTTATTAAATGTTCGGTGTCCACTAAATGGAGAATATAAAATTGGAAACAACTGGTCAGAAACACACTAAGGATATTTCTACTTTAGCAACAGACATTAAACAGCTAATAGCAAATATCTCTAAAGGGAAGTCAGCTAAAATTTCAGATAGTCAGATGAATAAGTTTCTTGACAACATCAAAGAAGCGTTGTTAGCTTGGAATAACCCTGATAGAAAAAAACAAGGAATGTTAAGAATGTCAGTACTAGGTAAACCACCTAGACAGTTATGGTATGATAGGTTTAGTCCTAAAAAATACATGGCTGGAGATGATAGTCTTAATTTAAAATTTTTATATGGACATATACTAGAGCATTTAGTTTTATTCTTAGCTGAATTAGCAGGACATAAAATTGAAGACCAACAAAAGAAAGTTGAGATAGATGGTATTACTGGACATATAGATAGTAAAATAGATGGAGAAATATGTGATGTTAAGTCAGCATCATCATTTAGTTTTAAGAAATTTAAATCAGGTGAGTTATTAGGTGATGACCCATTTGGTTATCATGCACAGATAGCAGGATATGAACAAGCAGAAGGTACAAAGAAAGGTGCTTTCCTTGTTATAGATAAAGTGTCAGGTGATATATGTTTGTATCAACCTGATGATTTAGCTAAACCTAATGCTAGTCATTTAATTAAAACTTTAAGAGATACATTAGAAAAGAAAGAACCACCTGAAGAAAAATGTTATCCATTAAGTAATACTAAAGCAGGTAATAAAGAATTAGCAATTGGTTGTCAATTCTGTAATCATAAGTTTGAGTGTTATAAAGATAGTAATAAGGGTAAAGGTTTAAGAATATTTAAGTATGCTAATAAAAATGTATATTTAGCAGAAGTAAATAAACAACCTAATGTAGATGAGATAACATCTAAATTTAAAAACGAATTAAAAAACTATAATAAAAAATATGCCTGAAAAATCTTTTGAACCACTACCTGTTTATTGTACTATAAGACCTAGTTGGATTCATGGTTTAGGTTTGTTTGCTACAAGAGAAATTAAAAAAGATACTGAGTTAGGTATATCACATATAGAAGTTGAAGGTACTTTATATAGATTAGCTCTTGGTAGTTTCATTAATCATTCTAAAAAATCTAATTGTGTTAGAGTATTAAAAGGAAACAAATGGTACTTACAAACAACAGAAGATATTTTTGAGAATCAAGAACTGACACTTACATATATGTTATATGAACCAAAATGAAATGTTTTTATTGTGAATCAGAAGTAAGATGGAATAATGATTATGATACCGAAGACACTTACCCTGAATCAGAACATAAAATAGTTAGTATGTATCAATGTGATGAGTGTAATACTTGGTATGAAGTCTTTCATCAAAAAAAGGAAACCGAATGAATACAAAAAAAATGAGTAAGATAAGAAGAAAAGCAGAACAGTTTCTTGTTGTATGGTTAAAGGGATTGTTAAATAAAGAAGAACAAGCTAAGGTAAATGTAAAAAATATATTTACATTAATGCCTCCTCAGACTCATTACTGGCAAGGTACTACATTAAAGTTACAACCTTGGTCTTATAAATGGATAGTACAGAAGTTAAAGAAAAATCCGTTGTTGACATATGACCAATTGAATGATACACTTCAACCAACAGAAAAAGATTTAAGAAGACATAAGATGATTGAAGAAGGACCTATTAAAAATGACAAATAAAAATATGTTTAAAACTGTAGCTTATGATTCACTTGATAAACAAGTTGATGGTAGCCATTATAAGTCTTTTGCAATACAACCTGCAGAATTTATTAATGAAAATAAATTACAATTTGCAGAAGGTAATGCAATTAAATATATTTGTAGGCATCCTGCAAAAGGAAAAAGAAAAGATATTGAAAAGGCTATTCATTATCTTGAAATGATATTGGAGAGAGACTATGATTAATGAATCACAAATAACACAATTAGAAAAAAGAGCAAGAGGTTTTAGAAGAATTATATCTTCATTAAATGATTTACCTATGTATGGAATAAATCCTACAATAGATAAAATGTTATATGTAAAGATAGATGATTTGAAAGACCATTTAAAAAAGAAGATACAAAGAAACAATGAAAAATTAAATGAGATACATACTGAAAGTATTGATAGTTTAATTGATGATAGTGATGGATAATAATGGTAAATAAAATTTATGATATGGGTGGCAAACAAATTAATTCAACCCCACCCATTTACAATTTAAGAGTTTGTTTAGTAGGCTCAAATGATTTAGATATAAAAAATATAGAAACTTTTGGTGTTGCTGAAGATGGATTCTTTATGGTAAAAGTAAAAAGTAATCCTAAGTTTCCTATATTTATGACTAATCCCACTCGTATTCAAACATTAGAAGTTTATACGAACAATGAAAAACCAATGACTAAATTACAATCTGAAAAGGGTGATGATGATTTTTTAATGGATTTGTTGAGAAAGCAAAATGCAGATACCTCGAAAAATAAAAAAGACTAGCAAAAGAGTTAAGAAAAGGGAAGCAGATTTAGCTGTATTTAAATTGATTATAAATAATCAAGGACAATTTATTACAGAACATTCTTTATATCCTAAAGATAAAGTTCATTTACATTTTAAGAAAAAAAACTCAGGTATAATAACGGCTATGTTGAGAGAAGCTAAAGTTAAGTTTGAGGATTTACATATTCTTTTAGAAAAGATTGCGAAGTATTTAGCCTAGGATTCTGTTATTTCAGTACAAGTAAACGATACAACAATTTTTAAATTATTAACATTAGTTTCTTCAAGGGTATGTAATTCTTTTAATGACCGAATATAACCTGCAGCAGCACAATCAAAATGACTTTGATAT